TCAATCGTACTTTTTTAGGCGCGGTACTACGCGTTGCCGGGGCAACTACAGTCGAAGGTTTTGTGCGCTCGGCGGGTTTTTCCTCGTCTAGCGTTGCATCCCCAAAGTATTCTGGGAATCGTTTCTGCATCGTACTATCTATACGACGGTAATATTCGTCAGAGGTAGGACTAATCCCATTTCTAACTAATTTCTCATGTAAGCCTAATGCAAGGCTTGTCATTTCTTCATCTTTACCAAACCATTCGTTCTTATCTTGCCAAGCTGAAGCTTTAGCATCTGGTTTATATGAAGTTTGTTCGTTTTGTTGTATATATACCTCTTTTTCGTTGTTTTGTAAAGAGTTATCATACTGTCTTTGATAGGTTTCAGTTTGAGATAAACGTAATTGAGCATCGTTCATCTTTTGCTGAGCTTCAATAATTTTATCTTTATCACCTAAATCATACGCTTCACCATAGTCTCTTTTAGCTATAGCTAAGTGCTGTTCCAGTGAATCTTTAAGAGTTTTTAAATAAGCTTCTTCGCCATTACTTAAAGTACTTTTTAATTTTTTATTTTCTTCAGCTGTTTGTCTAGCATATTTAATAGCTTCTTCACGTTCGCGATCAGCAGATTCTTTAGCACGTCTTTCGTCATGCCAAACTTTTTTAAGCTGAGCCATACGTTGTTTAACACGTTCAGAATAATCTTCTAATGTGTAATTCTCTAGCTCTTCGACTTTTTCTTGGGGTAAAGGTTCTTTACCTCTATCAGCAACGGGAATGTCATCTTCAATTTCAAGATCAATATCGTCTGCTTTTGTTTCTACTTTAACTTCAGTTTTTTCTTTTTCTTCAGGTATCTTACTACCTGGTATTTCGTCATCGTCTGGATATTCAAATACAATATCGTCATCTTTTACGTCAGCCATATATTACTCCTTATGCGCGAGTGTAGCCGCGAGGATCTGCAACAACCCCCTCAACCGTATCGTCGTTAATAATGCGGAATTCTCTTCCGTGAATTTTAAATCTTGTACCTGCGTATGCACGTGTCAAAACAAAATCACCCTCTTTACACCATGGACCTGTAGGAAATCTAATTTCATCTTTATAAGCTAAGTCACCTACTTTTACTACAAATAAAACTACAGTTGAATGTTCTTCTATAGTTCTAGTCGAATCTGCTTTTACAATACCACCTTTATATGTTTCGGCCGCATCGGGAATTGCACAAAGTATTTTGTATCCTTTAGGCTCAGGTAACTGTAAACCACGTTCTTCAATCGGTATGTCTTCTACTTTTACTTCATCTACGCTTGGAATATGAACTGGTCGACCACTTGCATCAACTATATTCTTATTCATCGTGAGTATATGTTCACTCATCTTCAAATGTCTCCATTCTTTGTGCAAGGTCTTTTATAATTCCTTCTGCAACGGATAGACCTCGAATATATCCGACCATATTTGAATACGAAGCAAAATCTTTCGCTGCTCCGTCTCCTAAATTTATTAATACTGTTTTGCGCTGATCATCTATTCGAGACAATAATAGCTCTAGCGTTTGATCCATGATTTATTACTCCTGTGGTTGTTGATCCTTTTTATTATTTGATACTTGCATATCTTGTTGTTTATGCACTGCTTGCATACCTAACTCAACACCACGAGTTTGTTGGTCTGCTTGTAGTTTTTCTTTATCAAATGTTGTTTTTGCTCCAATTTTTACTCCCTCAATACGTTCTTGAGAGTCCATTTTAGCTTTATCAAGTTGTAATCTAGCTTTATCTATTTCAATATCGGCCATTGTTTTTTGTGCTTTGATTTGAACTTCTTGTGCTTTAAGTTGAAGTTCTTGTTGTTGCATTTGAATAAGAGGATCTTGAGCTTGTTGTTGCGCAACTTGTTGTTGTGTTTCGGCAGTATTTTTTTGTAATAACTGTTGAGCTGCTTGTGAAGCAAGTCTAGATATTTGTACTTCCTCTTCCTTAGGAATTTCATCTTCAGGATTAGGTAGTGGTATGCCTAGTTGATCTTCAATTTGTTTTCTATATTCAAACGCGATGTGTTCATTAATATGAGCCATTGCAGCCGCTTGTATTAATTGAGCTTGAGGATTTTGACCTATAAGTTGTGCAATCTTAGGATCTTGCATAGCTGCCATGTGCACTTTAATGTGTGCTTCATGATCTTGATATATAAACGCTTTAACAGGTGTACCATTAATAAGAGCCATATTTTCAGTTACAGGATCTTTAGGTTTCTTATCTTCTGCAGCTGGAATAAGTTTACCTATGTTCTTAACACCTAATACCTCTAGCATTTGTTTATTGAGTTCTGCTAAGTCATAAATTTGTGGATGAGCTTGAGCCATTTGCATAACTGCTTGATATTGTACAACTTTTTGAGACATTGTTGCAGCATTGGGGTCAGATACAGGTATAACATCTACATTATCGTAGTCTGCTTGTTTAGCACGTCTATCACCTACATCTGGATCATAAGAATATTCTTCTGGAGTGTAGTCTCTAATAATACCTTTAAGTAACTTAAACTCTTGTTTCATTGCATAGTAAATACGCGCTTGAATAGCTGATGTTACTTTTAATGTACGTTCAAGAATTGCTAATGTAGTTCCAACAGGAGCATTAGCTGACATATCAGAAACTTTTAAGCCTTCAGCATTAGCAAATGCACGACCTTGTTCAATGATTTGGTTCATCAACATATTAAGAACTTGTGAAGGTTCTTTATACGGCAACGGTAAGATGTTATCGCGGATAGCACCTGATGGTACATCTACGTCTCTCCATTCACCTGGAGCTATAGGAGTATCATCACCTTTGATACGAAGTCCTCTTGACTTCATACCCCCTGGTAAGTTCGATAGAGTACCTGCGTCTACAAGTTGACGTAAGATCATAGTACCTGATTTGGCAAAGGCACCTATCAAATGAATTAAACCAAAGCAATAAAAGCCAAAACCTGGAATGTAGCCATAGTGAACAAAGTGTTGACGTTTAGCTTTTAATTTATCATCTGGATTCCAGTTACGACGTATAGCTAGAATAGTACCTTCACTTTTTTCAATAGTTACTACATAAGGTAATGCAATTCCGTCTTCAGAATCACCATTTTCTAAATCTAAATTAACGTGCATTTCTAATATTTTATAACGGTCATCTTCTGTTGGATTGAACCCTAGTTTCTCTGCAATTTTTTTCTCTGCTTCGTCAATGTCTAAGAACGGCTCACCTAAATCTATATCTCGATAGAACCCAGCAACTTGTAATTTTTTAAGTTCATTAGGGGTTTTACGCATCACATGAGTTACACGTTCTGTTGTTTCTAAATTAGACGCGCCGTAGGGCACTACAATATCTTCTGCAGGAACATACATCGCTACTTGACGTTGTAACGATGGATCAAAATAAACTTTCTTAAACGCATTACCGGCTAGTCCTAGACCCCATAACATGCGTTCGTGTTCAGGTCTATATTCTGGCATTGTGTCTGTTAACTGATAGTTCATGTCTTCTTGAACTCGATGTGCAGCTGCTTCTTTTTCTGGAGTTTGTTTACCTACAATAATTGTTTTAACAGGACCTGCAGCTGGAAATGTTTCCATCATAGTCTCTGCTTGGAATTTAACTAACGCTTCAGTCATGAGTGGATGGTACACGTTACATGCACCTGGCCATGGTTCTGTTCTGTCTTCTACTTTAAGACCTAATAATTCTAGACCATCAACATAGGTGGTTAGCCAATCTTTTCTTGAATTAATATCAGCATCAAACTCACCAATCAAATCACCTGACAGCTCTGTCAACTGACTTTCATCCATATCTTCTGCTAAGTTATCATTAAACTCATCATCTTGTTCTTTACCAGGAATAATAGTAATCTCCATGCTACCATCATCTAGTGTTACTGAGTCTGGGTTTTCAATCTCAATACTTAGCGCAGTGGTTTCTGGGTTTTGTGGATCTTGATCTAGTCCCATTGGAGCTTGGTATATACTTTTATCTACATTATCTGCCATAATTTATTCCTTAAATTGAGTACAATCTATTCCTAGAACTTCTAAATCCTGGTATATCTTCAGCTTCATCGTTTGGTAGTCTTATGAACCCACCTTGTCGGAACCTCATTAACGCCATAGTAGTGCTATCCACTTGGTCATCGTTGGCACCTGACGGAAAGTCATTACACTCCTCAACAAGTTCATGAGCCCAACGTTTATCTGGAGCCCACACTATACCACTTCTAAACAAGTCTGACACGGAGTTAACTCTGGATATTTTATCTTGCCCTTTACCCGGTGTAAATTCCCCTAGTGGAACACCCATCCTTCTCATCTCTTGATAGAGAGCGGCTCCATTAGATTTCTTTTCTACTATGAGTGCGTCTGGTTCCCATTCCTTGTACTCACGAAGTACTAACTCCTTTAACTCTGGAAACTCTAATCTTTCTTTAATAGCATTTAGCAGTATTATATTATAATTATTGGTCTCTTCGTTAAAAAAGACTCCCCACGTAGTTAACGAATTATAATCGGCCCTATTGTTAGCTTCTTGTGCAGCATCAAGAGACATAATGGTGAACTCGCAATCGGGTGGATCTTCTTTTTCCCATATATTCCACCATTCACGTTTAATGAGGGCACCTTCTTCTGAGACTGGGTTCTGTAAGTATTGAGCATTCCAGTATCGTACATCAAGTGAAGCTTTCTTAGATTGTAACTCTTCTAGTGGCCAGAACTCAGGCCAAAGACTTTCTTCTTCGCCTGCTTTGTTTTCAATAATCGCTGGAAATTCAACGACTTCCCAATCGTCAACTCCTTCAGTCTTTATCATTTGGTTAACTATTTGGCCGGTCAAGTCTAGCTTAGACCACCTAGTCATTACAACAATAATCGCGCCGCCCGGCATAAGACGTTGTATTGGGCCAGACTGAAACCACTCCCAAGCAGGCAGAAAAACATCCGGTCGTCCCAACTTGGCATCTTGCTCCGAGTGTGGATCGTCAATGATAAATAAATCAGCCCCGCGACCAGCGAGGGCACCACCAACACCAATAGCAAAATACTCTCCATTATGATTTGTTCCCCATCTACTTGCTGACTTACTATCTGCTTGTAATTCTACATCAGGGAAGATATCACTATAAGCATCAGAACTGACAAGGTTACGAACACGTCGACCAAAGTTAACTGCAAGGTCAGCAGTATGAGATGCCATAATAATTTTCTTGTGTGGGTACTTACCCAAAAACCAAGCTGGTGCCAAATATGAGATGAG